AGCGGAGGCCGAACCGGTGCCGGTCTGGTTTAGAAACTTCTTCGTAGCAGACGTATTGCCCGCGAGAGCAGAAAGAGTGTTAGACGCTGAGGCATACGGCAGATCTCCCAGCGTATAGGACGTCAACCCAGTACCCCCTTTGGTTGGTCCGATCGCGGCCGCCGACCAAGTGCCTGAGGTCACAGTTCCGAGCGTCGTCAGGTTCGAAGAACCAGCCCAGGTCGACAGCGCGGTATTTTCGACGTTGTTCAGGCTCAAATTGGTTTTGAGGGAGGACGCGCTTGCTTCCTCCAGTAGACCCCGGCCAAACATCGTCGTCGTGAGCATGGCGATCGCGGTCAGGTCCGCGTCAAGAGGCTGCGCATCGGTGATGCCGTAGCCGCTTAGTGAATTGGGCGTGAACGTGATTTTCGACCAGGACAGGTCAGTCAACCAGCTCGGATCTGAATACGCCCCCGTATCGACGATAGCCTCGTCGGGCAAATCCGCCACATCCAGCGCGCGCCAGTCTGGCTCAGCGCTAGATCCCGAGATAGGGCTGGCGTAAAACTGGTTCGGAGACTTCGCCCCGGGCAGGAGCGCGATTGTTCCATCCTCATCAAGAACTGTCAGTGTGCGGCGCGCGCCCGCCGTAAGGGTGCTGACATCGAAGCCTACGGACTTGCTCGTGTCGGTGGCGTTGTAGACCGAAAAGTTCGCATCTGAAAACTCCTCTATCCAATCGCCTAAGTACTGCCAGTCCGTGTCGCGATTTCCCGACGTATCCAGTCTTTGATACAAACCGGCCTGTTTTCGGCTGATCAGCCATACGCCCGTACTTTGGCGCACCAGGTAAACCGCACCTAAATCGGCCGTGTCATCGACGGGCAAGTCCGCATAGGTATTGACGATCCCGTCAAAGCCTTCTCCGGTTCCGGCTGCGCAATTGCACGTCAGAATATCCATTACGATCCGCGAAGCTGAAGAGCGACAAGGATTGCGTCCGCAGACACGCGAAGCCATTTGCTCGCCAGCCACTGACTTCGGCTCATTTCGGCAATCGTGCCGGAGACAAGAACGATCGAATTCCCGTCGGCTGGAGACTCGCCGTGAAGGGTGAATTCAACGTCGTTGTTCTTGACCTGAATGAGCAACACTTCCGTGTCATCGTGAAGGGCTGCCAGGCCGCTGTCAGTTTTAGCGACAATAGGCGTTGAGCTAATCGTTTGAGTGAGCGCGGCAGCTCCCTGCACGACTTTATAGGAACTGCGCTGATTGGTAACAAATGTGGCGCTATGCATAAATGTAATTCTAGGGTGAATACGTTAAGCCTGACGCCAGCGCAGGACTTGTCCCTGCTGTGAGCCGGCTTGAAGCTGCGACTGAAAGAGGGCGTCATCGCCAGCGGCGTCTTCGGAAAATGCGGCCTCACGGTTGGCTCCATAACGAAGCCAATCGGCTAGCGCTCTGCGCGCCACCGCAGTCCTGAGCCAGATCGGGAAATCGAGGCGCTTCCATTTGAGTGGTGCGCTCTCCGGGCTTTCCCCGGCAGAGGTGTCCGTCACACAGCTCCAGCAGTCCCCCTCGAGATCCGTCGTCGTTCCCTCGAAATAGACCGTGTCTTCATCTGCGGAGTATGTCGCATCAACATCAAATGCCTGTCCCTTGAAATCGGGACACGGGATGCGAAACCGGGCGTAGACCTGGTTTGGAACAATGAAGTCGCATCCAAGTCCTCGGCCATATCGGGAGTGCGGCGTTGCACGAATGTGGGCGCCCAGGAAATCGAGAACGAACTCGATCCGGCGAGGTCGAGTGACGAGCAGCGGATTGTCGAGATAGAGGCCAAAGATTTCTCCCATCTCGTTATCTTCCCAGCTTTGCGTCTTCGAGATATAGGGATCAAAAATCGTGAGTAAGCCAAATTTGGACGTATCCAGTGATCCACTACTCGTGTGATCGAGGTAGCACTGATAAAACCGGTTGTCGTCTGGATTTCTGCGGATGTTACCCGCGATGTAATCTGTGGCATCTTGCCAATCCGGGCCGGTGTACGGTCCGGACGCTAACGCCCAGTATTCTCCGTTTGTGACGTAGACGCCATTTACCAGCTGAGCAGGAGGATTGGAGGTCGAAACCCGTAGAGCCTGGTAGTATTTCTGGGTCGGTGGAAAATAGACTTCGCTTGCGGTCGTTGCAGTTGGAGCCGCATAGGTCGTGATATCGCTGTAGGGCGAGCGGTAACGGCGAAGCTCCGTCGGGGTCAGTTGCGGCCAAGGCCATGCGATCCACGCCCAGTCGCGCAAACGCTGGTTAATGAATCCTCCGATCTGCTGAGTTTGCTGCGGAGAAATCTGGTCACTCTGCTGACCGGCAAAAGAGAGAACCAGGTCGATGACCGATTTGAAACTGCACCGGGGGTAAGTCATGGAAATTTATGCGGCCCATCGGCCACGCTTGCCTCTGACTCCTGGTTTTCCGGTGTATCCAAATTGCGGATTCGGGTTGACCGCTTTCACGGCCAGTTCCGGGTGCCGCTTCAGCATGAACGGAAGCTCGTGTTTCCAAAATTCACGGCCCTCGCGCGCTTCCCAATAACCAAAAACACTTTCGTCGATCTGGGCGACCAGACGCATTCCGCCTTTCATGGTCAGCGACTCTTGGCCGCAAACATGAGCGATGTGACGCTGACGGCGCGTGGCCTCGGCGTAAGCGCGCTCGTCCGACGATTGATTTAGCTTCTGCAGCTCGGCCGCGACCTCCGCCGTCATATCCCCGTAATCGGGGTGATGGACCTGCATCGCTGGACCAATGTGTATGGGTTTATTCATCGCTGCCAATAAACCCGCCGCTGGAACTATGAACCAAAACCAGCGGCGGGTTCCCCTAAGTGCCCGGGTGCTCTTTACGAGTCCGCCCGGAGAATCGTTAAACCTTGTTCAGATCCACCAAGCGGAAGTAGAGGTGAACTTCACCTGCTCCCACAAGGTCCGTCAGATTCGCGCTCGTTGCCGCAAATGCCAGCTGCAGCGTGTTCGCGGCGCTAAACGCCTTACGCGTCGACTTGATCAAGGTGTTGACGGCGGCAATTACGGTGGTGATGGCCGTGCTCTCTTGAGTACCGTAGGTGCCGTCGACCGATGAACTATCGACGTCGGCAATTTCCTGCGGAAAATACGCGACCGGCGTGGCGGTGGACAGGACGCTGATAGCAGCAAGGAAGCCCGCTGCCTTGTCCGTGCCACTCGCAAGATCGTAACCGATCGCGAGCGTGAGGGCGGTGATCGAGACAGGTACGAACGCCGCCTTGAGGAAGCCGTGGACGAACTGTAGCTGCACACCAGCTGCGACCTGAGCAAACGGCGTCAACGTGCCGCTCGTTGCAGCAGCAGACGCAGCACTGAGCGCACCGTAACCAGTGCCGGTGCCGTTGAGATCTGCGGCGGTCACGACGACGCGGTGAGTCGCGCCATGCCGTGCCATTTCTTCGATTCCAAGTTCTTGAACTTTCATTGTGGAGGTTCTTTCGAAATGAGGGTTTGGAACGCGTGGGTTAGGAACCTGGAGCCCACTTGCCAAATGGCAGAGGGTTGTTGCACGCGAGAGCGCCCGTGCCCGTAACAAGGAACTTCTGGTTCCGGCCCGTGCGGGCGAGGGGCAGCATGTAGGGAGTTTCCGACATGCGCAGTTCGAGCTTCTCCATCGGGCACGCGTACGCGAGGAGCTTGCTGGTAGCGGTCGTGGGATCGCCACCGGTGTTGATCCAGCGCGAGAGGCGAACCTTGAACATGCCGTAGTCCGTGAGGAGTACATCGACCTTGCCCATGACGACGTCATCGCCGGCATCCTGATTGAACCGGCGGACATTGGTCATCCCGGATTCCGTCTTTTGATAGTACGTGATCCGGCCAAGCTTGCGCTTCCACGTGGAGCCGCACCAAACGTCGATATCCGCGGTTTCATCGCCATGTTTGCTGAACATACTTTCAGCGACCGCGGTGATGGTCTGATCGGTGTAACTATCCGTTGTAGTGGAAGAGTCGATACTGGCGGCAGGCGTCAGATATGAGAGCGGCACCGGGTAGTGCGCCTGTTGAGTGGACTGGATCCACTTACCGAGGCCACGAGTCTTATTCGGCGTCGTCGGACTGGTTTCCGACTGGCTTTCATTGTCGCCAAGGAAAGTCGTCTCCATGTCCGTCTTGAGTTCGATGAGCTTTTTCGCGATCGCTTTTGCGACCACGTTGCGCGGCGTGACGCCGGCCAAGTTCATGAACGTGACAGCGTGACCACCAACGCGCGCCGCGCGTTCCCACGTCTGCACGCGGGCGTAGAGTAAGCCGTCGTTCTCGCGCGGGTTCTCGTACTTTTGCGGATCAGCTTCGTCGCCCGCGCCATCGGTGTTTGGCGTATCGAATTGCTCGACGGGGTATTCGAGCTGGGCATTGACAGGAGCCGCCCCCTTGGGGACAGCGGATGTAAAGGGAAGAGAACGCTTTTCAGCGTTAACGAAGGCTTCTGCGAGGTCTTGGACTTTGCCGGTTGCCTCGCGTTCAACGAGTACGCCTGGGTTGGACACGGATGAAGTTATTTAAAAATGTGCGGCGATGGATGCGGTGAGGTCGTTGACATTCCCGTTGCCATTTCTGAGGCGCTTCTCGGCGGCACTGTTCTGAGCGTCACGTGCGGTTGCTCGCGCTGGGATCACGCCAGCCCGCGCGGGCGCAGGAGGCGGAGCTTTACGCGGCGCAGTCGTGGTCGATGCCGGCTTGCCCGGCTTCGAGGTGTCCTGCTTCAATCTCGCAATGAGCGATGGAGTAACCGCGATTCCCGCTTCACGCAGCGTCTGCCCGATGAGGGCGTCCGCGGCGACAAGGCGGTAATTCGGTCCGATCTTTCTCAAGGCAGGATTTTGCTGCAACACTGCTTGCACCTGGGCGCCCTGGCCCTGACGGCTGTCCTTGAGCCATGGATACGCGTTGACAGCCGACAAATCGGCATCAGCGCGGGCTTTCAGGAAACGTTCACGGGCGGGGATCGCTTCATGCACGAGCATGAAGGTCTGCCCCAGCAGATCCGCGACGCCTTCGGCATCGTACTGGATCGTTTTTCCTTTTTGATTGGGATCGGGCAGTTCGATGCCTTGCGGGCTTTTGAGGAGCTTTTGGTGCAGGAGCACCACTTGCTGACGGTGCTGCGAGAGTGCCTCTGGAGTATCGACGTGATCGAGAAACCCCGCGTCAAAGCGTCCGCTGGACTCAGCTTCGAATGAAGCTAAGCGCTCGCGTGCCTGAGCTAGTGCCTCTTCCGAGGTCTTGGCCCGTGCGGTGAGTTCATTGATCCGTTGCTGCGCAGGACTGACCTTTTTCGGGTCCTCCTCTTCAGCTTCCGCCAATGGCTCTTCAGTGGCTGGGGGATTGTCAGTTTCGCCGGAAGTCGCTGCTGCGTCATCGCCAGAAGGCGCAGGCTCATCTTCCAACTCGCCGGAAGATTCAGGCACGTCTGGTTCGGTAGCGGGAATTTCTTCGGTCGCATCTTCGGCGGCCTTAGGTTCTGCTGCTTTGCCAGATTTGGTGTCTGTCTTTTCCGTCTTTGGGCCGTCGGAGAGCTGGCCCAGGGCCGAGAGAATATCTCCCTCAGTGACTTGCTCCGCATCCGTGCCGAAGTCCGCTGCAGCTGCTTGCGCTTTTGCGACGGGCTTTTCCTCACCCGGCTGCGAGCCGGAGGGCTGCGCGGCTGGCTTCGAAGGAGCCGCGCTCTTTTGGGTGGTTTTGTTCGCGTCCATGGAATGATCCAAGATGCGACAACCCCGACATCGCCAAAGCCCCGGTCAATAACTGTGTCGATTTGGTGCCGGTTTGGTGCCGCTTTTACCAAACCCCCCTATGAAAAAACGCCAAAAATTCAAAAGGGTGGTTTTCCGGAAAAACGATGTATCCGTGAATCGAATACGCTTAAACTTTACGTTTCCTCTTTTGGAGCGCAGGCTCCTGCTCCTCGGTTTCGCCGCCAAGGTAGCCGAGCAGTTCGTTTCTAAAATCGGTGATTTCTTGGATTCGCCCGCCGGCATGCCCGGCCGATCGCTCGCTGAGGTTCGGCGCCGCGGCGTCCATTGCCGCGGAGGCAAACCGGGCCTGGAAGATTTGGCGCAAAGCGAGGATAACCGGGTCCTTCGGGCTAAATGCGGAGAAGATCTCGGTCATCTCCTCAGGCGTAAAAATCTTTCCCGGAGCGGGAAAGTAGACAATGCGGATTGGTTCGCTCATGACGCGAGGGCTTGAGCGGTTCCATTGTAGAGGCCTGGAGCCCCTTGAATCGGCTGAGTGCCCAGTTTGCCCACCGTTTTATTCTGCTCCTGCACCGCTTGCTGCGTGAGGTACTTTTGGTAGTTCTGCACGAGCTCGCGGAAAAGGTCATCCTGACCGAACTGAGCGGCCAATCGGGGTGATTGCGTGATCGTTTGCTGCAAGGTTTGCAGCCTAAACTGCGGGTTTGTCACGCCGTCGGGGTTCATGACCGGCTCAATGCCAAGCGCCATGTTCGCTACATTGTTACGCTCCTCGTCGACCATCTTCTTGGTAACGCTTCCCGCTGGCTGGATGGACCGCTTCGCGAGGATCGGATCAATCGCATAGGCCGCCCATTCGGTGAACGGCGTGCGGTCGAGCGACCCAGTCGAATCGAGGCTGAGAAGCTTGCCGAAGGCGTCCATCTTCTTTGTGGCAAATTCCATGTTGAGGTCCCGGGTATCGATTTCGATGCTCACGTCGTACCCGCCGCGCACATCCTCAGGCGTGAGGTGGAGAGGGGTGTCCATTTGACCTGTGATGCGGTCGAGCTCGGTTTCGGTGTAGAATGACTGCGCCAGGGGTAGTGCCTGGGCGAATACGCCGCGCCATAACGCGAAGAAGTTATCCGCTTCGTCCTGCTGCAACAGTCCAATTCGGTTTTGATCCGCATCGGGCCGCATGAGCCCAGCGTAATGATCGGCTTCGTCACGCGTGACTTTCTCCATCTCGACGGAATTCTGCATGAAGTTTGGAAGAGTCAGTATATCGAAGTCATCCATCTTTTGCACTGGGATCTGCGCATTGGGCCCCAAGACGAGTTCGTAGGCCCCACGTTGCATCTTCATCTTCATCGGGGGGCTCGCGAGCATTTGCACGTAAGCGCCTCGCGCGTCGCGCTGCACCTTCACTTCGTTTTGGTGTGTCGTGAGAACGACCGTCATGCCGCGGCTATCGGTTGTCTGCCGGCCGAGCCGTTCCCTCGTGCGCAGCACAAACGGGTATTTGCCGTGAGGATAATCGGCCACGCTCTTTCGGGCTTCCGTATCCATGACGACACTACTCCACACCGTGCATGTGATGCCCGGAATACCCAGTTCATCGGCTTCGCGCTTATAGCTCCACCAAACTTCGAAAAGGTTATCCCGCTCGTTAACCGCGCGGCCGGGCCCAGCGAGAGTGATGTTGAGGCCAGTCCATTGGCGCCACCGAAGTGTTTCGGTGAGTAGGCTCTGGCCTTTGCCTTTCTCGATCACGGTTTCAACCCACTGGGCATCCCACCCAAGCGTATGCACGCGCTCCTGTAGTTCCACTTCCGTCAGCCACTCGCGGCGATGGATCGTACGCGCGCGCTGGATATCGACGGTCCCGATCGGAAAGAAAATGTCGTCGAATAATTTGAGCGCTCTTACGCTCGGTCTATTTTCTCGAATCTCGGGGACTGGCAATTCCGTCGCGGCATTCTTGCGGAGATCCTTGGAAGCCGCGCGGAGCGCCTTTGGGGTTGCGCCAGGGAACATCGCCGCGAGCCAGGACTGCCACTCCTCATCACGGGAAGGATTCGTCGCTAGGTCCATGAACTCACTGAGCATCTCCGGCTCGAGTCGCGGGTCTCCCGGCTGCACATCGTCGGGATTTTGCTCTCCTGTCGCGAACATGATGGCGAGCTGATCGAAAGTCAGATCCTTCCGAACAAGCGCGATATCACGGAGCCAACACACCTCGACGACACAGACCGCGGGATCGTCCCCGAAAAGGTATTGCGCGCTCAGTTCCACCTCGGTCTCCAGCTCTTCGCGCATAGACCGGTCACGCAGCCAGCTGAGGAGCGCATTCACATTTCCTGCCCGGGCAGAATCCGATGTTGAAATCGGCTTGGCCTGAAGAAGCGCGCGGAAGAATGCACGCTTGGCGATCGCCACTTTCTCATTGATCGCTGTATCCGCTAAAGGGATACGGTTATCCGGGGCGCCTTCGAATGGAAGCGCATCGCCATCCATCGCATCTCCATGCTTTCGGCCATCGGGACTTTGTCCGGCCCATTCGTTAAAACGCACTTCACGCGCTCGCTCTTGACGCCACCACACCTCCGTACCATTGGCCGCGATTTGCTCGAGCTCATCGCGCAGCTCCTTGATCGTTTCGTCTAAAATGGCCTTCATGAGAAATCCGACATGATGGCCAAAAAACGCGGGTCAATAACCTGTTTTACTTTCGCTCGACCGCGGCGAGGACCTGGGCACGGACGTACCGCTTGTGCTTAATGCCGGCAGGGTACTCCGGGACGAGCTTGCCGGCATCTTCTAAGCGCTGGAGTTCTCGCCATGAGCCGACGAAGGAAATCACCATCTTACGCGTGAGCCATCTGCGATTGGGAAGTAGGGGCGGCATCAGTAATAGGTTGCGCGACGGGTGCGGAACATTTCTGGCTCCACAAACCCGAAGCCGCTTTTGATAAAATATCGGTCTGGATCGATGATATCTTTAAGAGCATCCTTGAGCGTCCCTAGCCCAGTGAATTCCGAATAGCAAAGGTGGCTCTGCAGAAGATCGTCGACGACGAACCAATTGGGACAATTCACCGCGCTATACGGCTTTTGACGGTCCCATCCCATGGCTTTTTGGAGCAACTGGATCGACTCCTGCACATGCGAGTCGGGCGCTTCTTCAACGAACATTGACGGAAGCACAACTTGCCCACGGTCATTTTTGGTCTCTTCGGCCAGTAGATCGACGATACTCGTTCCTTCATCTTTGCCGGGCGCAGCCTGGCCACCCATACGTGGGTCAATTAGACGGCGCTCGATCGTTTCCGATTTTGAACCATCCCAAATCTGGCTCCGCTCATCGAAACGCCACCCTTCGAGTTCAAGGATAAGCCGCTTGTAAGCGTCCATCCCCCGGCCTGCCTCAAGACGCTGCGCTTCTCCTGGGCGCCAGTCGAGCTGCTCGGCTTTTGTGGGAGGAAGCGCCCATGTGCCGTAACGTTGCTGGTCCGGCCACTCGCGGTACACGATTGTCCATCCTTGCGGCGTGCATGCGTACCATTTGATAAACCAGTTCTTTGTTCCACCTGGATCGATGACGCAGTATCGCGCGACGCCCTTCTTTGCGATTTCGTTGAACTGATCGCGGGGGATACGGTGCAGCGGTTCGTATTCGGCAAGAGCGGAGCCGATGAGTTTATCCGCCCAGCCATAGCCGCGGATCTTCTTCTTTTCGAGCGGTGCACCTTCAAGTTTCTTTGCGACTTCGGCGTGGGCACCGTACGGGTTCATGCCCCAATGAAAGAAGAGCGCTGCCGAGCTCGGGCGACTGCTGTGCATGACGTAAGGCATGTGCCCGGGCGGGCAGCCTTTGACCAAAATTCGGTCCTGCGGCAAAAGCTTCGCAAGCAGAGTCTCGATGATTTTGCCACCAGCAACGTACTTCGCCACCACAGGTGTGTACCCAGTGACCGGCGTGAAGGTCAGAATAACTTTTAGCGGGCGGTCTCTGTCGACGCGGAAATCCAGCGCTTCGACGAACTCAATCGGCACAAGCTCATCAAACCACACGATATCGAGTGCGTAACCTTCCATCACCTTCACGTCCTGCTTATAGTTGAAAAACATGCCTTGGCTTCCATTCGGCAGGATGAATGTTTGGTACCCACCGAAGCCGCCGGTT